TTCAAAACGACCAAGGCACAAGCACAAGCTGCTGATATAGGCGATATATCTGAGCTTAACGGCCAAGCACAAATCGTTAGAGATCAAGCCTATCCAGCAGAGATACAGTTTGCTATTCAGCAAAACGATGAGGCTATAACAAACAACGGCCGCATGGCCATAACTTTTTTAGATGATAGTACGGTCCGACTGACCGAGCACAGTCAGCTCATTGTAGACGAGTATATTTTTGATCCAGATCCTTCTAAGTCTAAAATGGCCATTACTTTCGGACTTGGTACAGCTAGGTTTATAACTGGCAACCTAAACCGTATAGATAAGCAAAACATAAAGCTAAAAACACCGACTGCAAACATCGCGATTAGAGGAACAGATTTTTCGGTTACGGTGGACGAATTGGGAAAAAGTCTTATAGTATTACTTCCAGATGCTCTAGGTTTATCGAGCGGTGAGATTGAGGTCATTACTGCTACAGGATCTGTTTTATTAAACAAACCATTCCAAGCAACAACTATTTCAGTTTTTGAAAGCAATCCGAGCAAACCAGTAATATTAGATCTTAGTTTAGAAATGCTTGATAACATGCTTATCGTTACTCCACCAGAAGAAAAAGAACAAATAAGCGACGCACAAGTATCTGCAAAACAAAACAATGTTTTAGATTTTAATGACTTAGATGTAGATTACTTGGCAGAAGATTTTTTAGGTGAAGATCTAACTTTTACAGAGCTAGATATAAACTACCTAGATGTTAATTTTTTAGAAGATATGCTTAATGTTTTAGATGCTTTAGAAGTGCAAGAGGAAGAAGATCAGCTACAGCAAGCTACTGGTATTAAGATTGCTGGTACAGCAATAGGCCAGGATACAGAAACGCAGATCACAACTATTGTTACAGGCCAAATTGTAAGTTTGCGAAGAAATGTTAGCGGATCTGCGCGTATTGATATAGACGGCAGTGGATCATATACCGTTATCTTTATACAAGATGGTAAGTCAAATGTTGTTAGAGTAAATGGTGGATCTGACTCTACTATAAAAATAACCCAGAGTAATTAATGAAAAGACTATTATTACCTATACTTATAATACTAATTTTACCTTTGGTGTTTCAATCAACACCGACAGAAATACTAAAACTTAAAATATTTGATGCACTGGTTACAGAACAAGAACCTTCTGGTAACTTTGTTGTTTTAAATATTACAGAAGAAGATGTAGCAAAAGAAGGTGGCTGGCCCTTTCCGCGTCAAACTCTCGCACAAATACAAATAGATCTTATTAACGCAGGAGCTATGGGAGTTGGATGGGTAATAGCTTTCCCACAAGAAGACAGAATGGGTGGCGATGAGGTTTTTGCACAAACACTCGGATATGCACCTTCTGTGTTAGCAATGTTTGAAAACGACAATGGTGAATATCCAAAAACTACAGGAACAATAATAAAAGGCAATGACGTAGGTGGTATGCTTACTCCAGGTGTAGTACAAAATATCAACATACTACAAAATAATGCAAATCAAGGTATAGCTACTGCACCAGTTGACATAGACAACCTGGTAAGACGAATACCATTATTATTAAAAACACCAGACGGCTATGTTTCTTCTTTTGGTACAGAAGTTTTAAAAGTATTAACTGAAACCAGAAGCTACATCATTACCACAAATGAAAATGGCATACAAGAAATTGCAGTCAGAGGATTGCCACCAATACCTACAGATAATTTTGGAAGAAAATGGATCAGCTGGGTAAAAACACCAGAAACAAATTTAGAAGAAATGAATGTTGCTGGTAAATTTGTATTTATCGGAATTACCGCCGCAGGAATCCAACCACAAATTGCAACTCCAGTAGGTTTATTAGAACCACACAAGATTCAAGCAGCATTATCTGAGTCAATTTTGATACAAAACTCTCCACAAGTCCCAGATTGGCATTTAGCGGCCGAAATTCTAATTTTTGCAATATTTGTGTCGCTGACATGGCTTGTAATCAATTATCTTGGTATAACCAAGGGTGTAAGTATAGCTGTAATTTTGTTAAGCACAGCGGCTCTCTCAGAGGTTTTTAGCGTTCAAAAAGGTTATTTAATAGATTTTTCATGGACTTTTGTATCACAATTTATTGCAGGTGCTATTGCCTTCTATTTAAACTTTAGAAAACAGTTCAAATTACGTCAACAGATTAAAAAACAATTTGAACATTACTTAGATCCAAGACAAGTAAAGCAGCTCCAGGACAATCCACAATTATTAAAACTTGGTGGCGAAAAAAAATATTGCAGTTACCTCTTTACAGATTTACGCGGCTTCACTTCATTAAGTGAAAAATTATCGCCAGAAGAGGTTACTGAGATTATGAACAAAACTTTAACGGTCCAAGTAAACGCAGTACAAAAATTACATGGAATGACGGATAAATTTATCGGGGACGCTGGGATGTTTTTATTTGGAGCTCCTTTAGATCTTGAAGATCACGAAACTAAAGCAGTCCAGGCTGCAATAGATATACAAGCAGGTATCACAGAGCTCAATAAAACTTTATCTACCCCAGTCCAGGTGGGCGTGGGCGTTCAGTCGGGTGTCGCCTGCATTGGAAATATGGGATCCGATACTCGTTTTGATTATTCGGCAATTGGTGATGCTGTAAATACAGCTGCAAGATTAGAGTCGGCAACCAAAGAAGTTGGTGTGGATATTCTAATCGGGGAAGAAACTGCAAAAAATTGCAAATTTGTGTTAAAGTCTCTAAAACCTATAAAAGTAAAAGGTAAAAAAGACGCGTTAAAAATATGGACAATTTAAAAAAATTAAGTATATGGGTTTTTAATTGGTTTTTATCCTTGTTCCAAACCAGGTATAAAGTAACAGTGTCATTCAACAAAGAATATGGTGACTCAGATGATCGAACATTTATTACCAAAAAAATTTTAGTGCAAAAAGAAAAACACTTAAAATTTAGAGACGAATACGATAGAGTCATAGAATATAGAAGCGCCAGCGGATTAAATTACATAATAGAGGATGTTTAATGCAACAAGTGTTTATAGGCATAATATTATTTTTAGGTTTTACAACCTACTATTTGTTTAATGAAAACAAAACATTGACTGCAAATAACCTTGTATTAGAGGGCGCTATAGCAACGCAAGAGGAAGCCATAACATCACTCCAAAATGATTTTGCGTTACAGACTGAACAAATGAACGAGCTTACTGTTAAAAGCCAAGCCGCACAAAGAGAGTTAAATAGATATACGCAGTTCATACAAAATTACCAATTGTCGGCAAAAATACTTGCAGATCCAAAAGAAATGCAAAGGAAAATAAATAATGGAACAAAGCATATTATGGAGGACATCGAGAAAATCAGCGTCACTGTTGATGATCTTGATGATGGCTTGCAGTTGCAGCCTTCTTCCGACTAAACAAATAGAAATAACTGCAAAGCCTATGGACCGAACCATAGTACAACCAGTAATGCCTAGAGAAATAGATCTCAAAGAGCCTATGTGGATAGCTGTGACACCAGATAATTGGGAAGAACAACTAGCCTTAATAGAAGAACAAGAAGGTGAAATTTTATTTCTAGCCATGACAATACCAGATTACGAAGTAATGGCCTATAACATGCAAGAGATCAAACGCTACATAACTGAACTTAAAGATGTTGTGGTGTATTATAGAAAAGTAACAACAAAACAGGAAAAAGAAAATGAGTAAGACTCCAGATGCTTTTGTATATAATTGTGAGCTAAAAAAAGTTATAGACGGAGATACCGTTCGGTTAGCAACCATAGATCTAGGTTTTAGTGTTAAATTACATAATAAGTCTGTAAGAGTGGCTAAGATTGACACTCCAGAATCCAGAATAAACATTAAAAAATATCCAGAACGCGCAAAAGAGAAGGAGCTAGGCTTATTAGCAAAACAAAAAATGAAAGAATGGCTGGTAGGAGACATCACATTAAAGTCTTATGGCACAGACAAATATGGAAGAGTGTTAGGTGATATTTTCTGTAGTAAAGGAAATGTTGCTGACTTGCTTAAAAAAGAAAATCTTGCTGTTGACTATGATGGCGGGAAAAAAACTAAAGTATGGGGAGAATAACATGCAAATATCAAAAGAAGGTTTATCGTTAATTAAAAAATTTGAAGGATGCGAATTAAAAGCATACCACTGCGCCGCAGGAGTTCCTACAATCGGGTATGGATCTACTCATGGTGTATCTATGGATATGGAAATTACTCAAGAAGAAGCTGACGAATTGTTAATGGAAGACGTGGCTAAGTTTGAAGAAGCTGTCACCAGAGCAGTAAAAGTACCGCT